CGCTTCTTTATAAAGGCGCTTCGCTTCACCCATTTGGCTGTCCAAACGTGTGCCGTACTCAGTCAAATAACCTTTGTCTAAGTTCTGCATACGGCTTTTAAGCTGAGTGTTCTCGGTAAGTAACTGCTGCGCCATGCGAACAGCTTCTTCTCGATCACGTTCCTCGTTCCGATATTTCTCGGTGAGCTTCTTGATCCTGCTTTGAACCTTGCTGCTATAGCTTGCAAGCTCGTCTTCAGGTTCCTTCTCAGGTTCTTTACCCTCAACCTCAACGGTTTCCGTAGACGTTTCTTCTTCAGGAACATCTATCTCAACCTCAACACCCTCGTCTTCAAGGACCTCTTGGTCTAGTTGCTCTTCACTCATTTTGTTCTCCTAAACCTGCTTGATGTCGTCGGGTTCAAGAATGGTGGCAATAACCTCGTCATCGTTAATGATACGAACCTCTCCACCGTCAATCTTAAAACGTGACCCTGAATAACGACCGATACACACCCATTGACCTTCAGCACACCAGGGTGCGCTGTCGGCGCCAAACTTATCCGGGTCCTTATAGGCGAGAGGGCCTAACTTCAGAACGTAAGCTACAACAGTAGCTACAGCCTCACGGGCTCGAATTTCATCTGGGATGTGTAACCCGCCCTGCGTCTTGGTCGCGCCTTGATACGGCATCACCAGTAAACGCCAGCCCGTAGGCTGTGGTAGTCGTTGCAAAAGGGGTTTCTCTAGTAGGGAAGGGTCCAACACCTTCTCAGTGGCGTCAACATACGCGCTATGCACATCGGACGAGGGGGCCGGAGCCTTCTCTGTGTCCTTGTTCATTTTCTGCGCGACGTGATCAGGAAGATATAAAGTCTTCGACATCGTCTGCGGTTCTCTCCAGCAGGGCTTTTATTTCTTCACGAGCGTAGGTAAGGCCCCGTATCTCACCTACCATGAGTTTGTATTGCTCCCAGTCTTTGGCAGCATCGTTTCCGAGAGCACTTGCAATATCTTGTTCGCGCTCTCGTAGTACCTTATACATGTGTTTTGCAAAATCAACAACATCCATTACGAATTATCTCCTTCGGGTTCTTTTTCCTCAGAGCTATCATGATACAAATTGTCAAACACTCGATTAACATCCAACGTATAGTCCAAATCTGACTTGGAGTAATGGATGTGTTGAGACGGTCTAAAGTCTGGAGCACCTTCCCCTGTTTCAAACCAAGCAGGGTGAGTTACTCGCACACGGTTATTCGGCAAAGCAACAATGTTTCCAGTATATGGACCAGCATCGAGCAGTTCTAAAACGTGACTTTGTTTATGTTGTGCCGGATCATCCGCAATTTCACTGTCCGTGTAGTCTACGGTAAACATATATTTGGCAGGGTAGAACTCGCTCTCTACCTTCGCCATCCAAGGGCAGGGTGTAGTTCTGTCCATCTGGTATACAGCGTGTGTACGGGACGAGCAGTCCCAAGGTTGCGCCGCATGAACAGGCATAGGCTCCGGCCACTCTTCAAATGGAGTGTCCCCTACTAAAGCCGTGATGGGCATTCTCGCCCACATAGCTCCGCCATGGACATTAGGTATACCCTCGATGTCCGCTTCGCAGCCAGTAAAAATCACCTGAAAACTCAGGCATCGGTTCGGCATGGTGGTGACGCCAATCGCCATCGCATGTAAAAACTCTCCGTGGTACGCAGTATGGTTGTGTGTGTACTCACGCCGCACCCAGCACTTAAAGTGCGGGATGTTACTTTGTAGAAAGGCCATTAATAGGTTACTATCGCTTTTCCTGAAGAACGAGCCGCGCCGAATCCTGCGCCGCCCATCGCCGCGCCTTTAGCTTTTACGCGGCCACCCATTGCCATACCTTTAGCTTTGACCTTACCGCCCATTGCCATACCTTTAGCTTTGACACGGCCACCCATTGCCATGCCTTTGGCTTTGACCTTACCGCCCATCGCCATGCCTTTGGCTTTGACCTTACCGCCCATCGCCATACCTTTGGCTTTGACCTTACCGCCCATCGCCATGCCTTTAGCTTTGACACGGCCACCTTTAGCCATGCCTTTGGCTTTGACCTTACCGCCCATTGCCATGCCTTTGGCTTTGACACGGCCACCTTTAGCCATGCCTTTGACCTTAACTCTACCGCCGTTCTTCATCATTTTGAAATCCGCTCCAGATATTTGTCCATCGTTGTTCTTGTCAAGTTTACTTTGGTTGCCTACGAGGCCACCGTCTTTAAAATCGCTCTCAGGCATACGTTCCTCACCAGTGTCGTCAATGTAAACAGTCCCACGAGGGCGGCCATAATTCATGGCCTCAATAACCGCTTTATCAACGTCAGACATTTTTTTCTTCTTGCGTGATTTGGGTCTTGTTGATTTTTTTGGCGCTAATTCAGACATGTCATTTCTCCTAAACCATAAGTTCAAAGTGTGGTCCGTCTATAAACGGTCTGCGATTCTGTGATCGTCTTTCATCGATATAGTGATTCATAGCATCTTCCATGTCACCAGTAAACTGAGCGATGTTAGACACGTTCCATGCCGCTCCCCACCTGATGGGGACATCTATTTCCCTAGCAGCTTCAGCCATAGCGTCTGCTATATCATCATACAAATTGAGTTCCCAGCTTCCCCTGGAGCCAATATAAGCCATTAGGTCTACGGCATAGCCCTGTAGGTGCTTGGACTTCATCGTCTGTGATGCGCCCTTCTCAACAAGCTCTCGCTGTTCTTCCAAGGTTCTCATACCACAGATCACGCCAAAGTCGATCTTGGATCTATGAATAGCCGATTTAACAACCGCGACAAGCCGTGGATCTAAGCCCTCCAGCTTGCCCTCGCTCCGTGCACTTAGTTTAAAAGTCATTGTTCTATCCTCACGTTCAAACAAGCAACCGCCATATTGTTACTTGTTACCATAACCTTTGCCTGTTCTTTGTACAGTTCACATACCGTTCTACTCTCAAAGCTGTTTAATTGAAAGTGTTCCAAAGGTACGCCCACAACAAACTGCATCCAGACCAGCACCCACATTACTTAGGCTTTGTTTTATAAGTTCGTTTTTTGGGTTTGTTTTTAGAACCTTTGGGTCGTCCGCGTTTGGACGGGGCCTTCTTCCCCGTCAACAGCATCCACCAGTAAGAAGCCAATAACCATTTCATTTTGTAAACTCCTTACTTAGTTAACCCAGATTTCTTTTCGTAGGTTCTTAAACCGCCAATTCCAAGCATACCTAACAACACTGTCATCAGACTCCCCATGTCAAACTCAGGCAGCGGTGGTACTTCTGCTCCCGAAATGGTTACCACAAATATAATCAACGGGCAAAGTATGAAGTGGTACAGCAACGCAAAACCACATATCCACCCCACAAACGGGCGCCATCCGCCCTTGAACAAGCTACCAGACGCCGCTTCAGCCTTGTTGATCTCCAACTGAGCTAACAGGGCTTGCTGGGCGTGGGTGTCGGACATGGTCGCTATCTCATGCGCCAGCTTGGCTTTCATGTCAGAGTCAGGAATAACCTTGTCAAGGATCCCTGTAACTGGACCTATTAAAGAACTAAACAGGCTCATTTCTTAACGGTCTTGTTTGTCCTCAACACTCTCTGCAAAGTCCTAGCTTGGCCCGCGTGGAGTTTCGAAGCTTTCTTCAAACCCTTTATAACTTTTTTAATCGGCTTAGACATTACACTATCTCCTTTATGGTCACGTTACCTTGTATTAAATTCATTTTTCTATCACCCTATCGTCATAGGACACAGAAGCCTTCTTGTTGTCAGCCTTGGCGGAGTAAGCATTAAAGCCCATAAACGCAGCAACAACTCCGCTGGCCGCAATAACGTATACACTAGCTATATCTGTTATAAGAGAAGCCGCTTTGTCAAACCCCAGCACAGACGCCAACAGGATAATAAACGGGTAAATCAACATCCCTGCTAGTGCGAACCCTGTATAGCGCCGTTCAGCGTTGCGCTTCAGGTCTTCGTCATCGATCCGTTTACGACGGTCATCTAACTCAAGCAAAGCCCATTCATTTCTCTCGATGGCCCCGCTGTTATTTACATCCGCCCGTGTAAATTCATCCATTACCTATTACTCCCTGCCCACAATGCCGCGCCCCAAATCAGACCGCCTGTACCCACCGCAATCAAAAGCCCAATAGAAACTATAGAAAGAATCCAGAAGATCTTGTCACGTTTATCAGCTTGTTCTTCCAACGCAAGTTTGTGCCTTTTTCTTGCCTGTGCTGTTTCGTGAACAACCATATCCCACAACCCCGGTTCCGCAGTGGGGCCACTTCTGCACAACGACCTTAGTTCCTCTAAGGCTTTCTTATGCGCCATACGTGCAGATGCGATGGCAAAACCCTCTTGCTCTGAAGAGCTAAGTCGGCGGAGTGGACCTTTATGTTTTCCACTTTCTGCTAGGTTTATCTCGGATTCAATCTCAGCAAGTTTTCCAAAGGCAGGCATAAGTTCATTAATGTCTTTGCCTGCTTTAATAGCAGAGCTTATGCTTCCAGCAACCTTGGTAACCATACCAGCAAGGGCCAATACTTCAATCATGCTCTAACGCCTTCGGAACTCTCCAGGAAACCTTTGACTATTCTCCAGTTTGATTGGCATTTCTTTGCTCCATCGCTTGACGCTGAACATCGATACGTTCTCGATTAACATCGCTACGATCATCGGCAACCTGCTCTTGAAGCTCCAATCGAGCAGCGTCTGTCACGGCCCGCTGTTCGATCTTCATCCCGTCAAGTTCCAACTTAGCTTGATCAATCGCTAACTTATGCTGGGCTTCCATCTCCTTGATAGAAAGTTCCTGCATGCGAATACCAACCAATGGATCCTCCTCCTCAGTACCCGCAGTCATCATAGGCATAAGAGCTTTAATCAACTCAACCTCAACCTGCGCAACCCGAGACTCAACTTGCTCTGGAGCAAACTGTTCAGGAGGCTGCATCTGTTGTTGCATCTGCTGTTGCTGCTGCTGGGCCATCTGCTGTGCCGTGGCCGAATCAATAGCTCCAGTCTGCACCATAAGCTGTAACTGCTGGCCTTGCTCTTCCATGGAGACCTTCATCTGATCAACCTGTTGCATCGTGCTTTCTTCCGCCAAGGACTTCATCTCTCTGTCCACCCGCTCACGGGCCGCCATACCGATATGTTGCAAGATGTGGCTGTGTAGTCCCGCCATAACCGGCGGAGCTTCCTGTACCATAGGCAGTGAAAGAAGAGACATGTGAGCCTCAATGTGAGCTTCGTGGTCCTGCTCTGGAAACGCCTGCTGGGGCTGACCCATAAGCATCCCACCATTCTCCATGGCCGGATCTTGAGGAGTAGGCTGCGGTGGTGGTGGAGGCGGTGGTAGAACCTCGTCTATGTTTTGCACCTCTAACGCTTGATACATCCGACGATAAGCGGCGTGAAGGTTGTGCATCTCTGGGTTCGACTGAGCCAGTTGTAGCTGAGTCTGGGCCAAAGTAACCCTCTGAGCCATCGAAAAGATGTTCGGATCTGAGACTGGGAGGACGTCGATCCGGGCGTCAAAGTCCTCGACCTTAACCTCCTGCGGTGCACCTGTTACTTCGTAAGGGTACATCGGAGGTAGATTTTCAGCGAAGATACGCGCCAGCAAACGAAACTCTGTCTTCTGAGCGTAGTGCAACCGTTTATGGATTGCTGACATGACCTTCATGCCGCGCTCCAACATAGCAACCGTAGTTCCTACTGGGGTGTCTTTACCCATATCAGACACAGATTGATCGGCCAGAGAGATGAACCTACGCCCATCGTTAACCAAACCGCCAAGCATCTGAGCCAGCGTAGCTGATGGCTCTTTGTAGGGCAGAGGTACAATAGCGTCTCTGATGCTCCCTCCTGGCGCGTCGATGTCTCTCCACTCTCCTGGCTGCAACGGCTCGTCAGAGTTCCGTACACGCACTCCACGGGCCTTAAAGCCTGCGGGGAGGTTAGCTAGGGTTCCAGCGTCTATAAGCTGTCGTAGGAGGCTTGTAGCGGCTCTACCGAGGCCACCAATCATATGGATCATTCCGAAGCCATAGAATCCCAATCCAGGGGTAAACTTGTAATGCACAAAGTAAGGCCGCTTGCGGCGTAGCATATCGTCCATTGCGTAGTTGCGACGGATAGAAAGGATCTGCCCAGAGCTTTCGTCAAGCGTAACAATGTACGGAAGACGAATGCCAGTTGGCTCACCAGTCTCTTGGTTGATGTCCTCAAAGCCTTCAATGTCCAGATCAGCGTGGATCTCAAGGATCGTCAGCACATCTTCGCTATAGTTCTTAGATAAGCCCTCAAGCTCGTTTACCTTCTGGCGAACAGGGTTCTCTTCAAGATTGTCCGAGGTCTGTAAGTCAACGTCACGGTACATGCCCGAGACCTGCAACTTACGAACTTCGTTCTCATCCATACGCAGAACATGCGTAACTCGATTGGCCGTGGTCAGATCAGACGCGGAATAAGGTACAACCAAATCCTGCGCAGGAATAAACTTAGCAACAGCCCGCTGCCGAGTAGCGTCGAAGTAAACTTTCTTGAATGTCGATCCACTTAACGGGAGATAATACAGAAGCTGGTCCATATCTGGATCATACTCTTCCATAACTTCCGTGATCTGGTAGTTCATAAAGTCTTTTACGCGAGTAGCCTGCGCCTCACGCTCGGGAGTCTTAGCCCCCAACA